TAATTTTATCATTTTTTGCTTCTTTCATCGTATCTTTTACATCATCTTCTTTTTCCATTTCTTCTAGTTTAGCTGAAAGCATGGATTTTAAATGTGGTGTAAATGATTCTTCTAAAGCAGCTTTTGCATTTGCTATTGCTGATTCTTTTACAGCTTTAGCATCGGCGATTGCCTCTTTTAAAAATTCTCTGTTCATTTTCCTAAAATTTTGTTTGGGAAGTACGTTTATTAGAAACGTAATTTGGGTTATTATTGTTTTAATGCTATATAGAAAATAGCATATTTACGATAATACGTATATGAAGATTATTGAAGGTTGCAGAAAATTTAACTTATTGAGTAATTCCTGCTAATTTTTTCATTCTTTTTATTTCTTCTAAACTTTCAGAAGTTTTGGTTTTATTACCTAATGCATTACCTATTGCAGTTAGATGTTTAAGAGCTGTTGTTTGGTCACCCATAGCATTCATATCAATAGCTCCTGCTGCGCCTAATTTAGCGCTTGGATCATTTAACATTGTAGCTGCCCATCTATGATGTCCATCTAAAATACTTCCATCTGTACCAATCCAAGCATCAATATCTCCCCCAGCTACACCATTAATAGCCATACCTAAAGATTTAGCTAATAAAATATTTGTTTGTGTTGGTTTTGCATCAGATGCTGCTACTCCAGCTGGAACTTTTACTAATGTTTTATCATCAGATGGTTCACCATCTTTTTTCCCACTCGTCATATAATCTTCAGCTTCTTTACTACCGGGGGTTATTGAATTTTTTTTAGGTGGTTCAATAGCTTCTTTAAAATCAATATTATATTTTCCTCCAGGTGTTAAAGCATCTTCTACATCTTCAGGATCTCCTTTAGCATCTTCAGGACCCGGAAGAAAAGGCATATCTTTTTTTGCTAATCCTGTTACTGGTATTTTATTTCCAACAGTAGTAATACGATCTACTAAGGTATCAACACCTATTTCTTCAACCCATGCTTTTGCATCTTTAACATTAGGTTTAACAATTTCACCATCATCATCCTTAAATTCCATAGCTTTGAAAATAGGAGCATCTGGATTTAGAGATTGTAATTGGAATAAAGCTGCTTTAGCTGTTGCTGAATCTTTTGGAACTGAAGTTTGGCCTACAAATTTAACCGACATAGGATCTTTTTTATCTTCATCAGCTTCTTTTATTAACTTACCTTCAGCTAAATATTTTTTTAAATTGAAATTTTTCATTTTTTTATTTAATTTATTGGACAGCTTCCTTTTGAACAAAGTATTTCGTGGATAATAGAGTTTACTTTAGTATATGGACTTGATGATTTAAATTCAAGACCTTCACTAACTAAATTCATATATGAGCCTGGGTTTGATGGTGTAGATACAAAATCCCAACATAATAACTCAAAATCATCTTGTACTTCTTGTACTTCACCCATTGGTCTTAATGATCCCATTCCTCTTGATGAAACACCCACCGTTATACCACTTTCAATAAGTGCTTTTAAAATATTACCTGAGGGTGTAGGTAGTATTTCAATTTTTCCCATTACGTTATCTCCCTCCCACCAAGTATCTTTGATATTATGTGATACATTTTTTAAATTAACAACTGAGGATTCTGGGTGATCTAATTCTCCCATTGCTCTGTTTTCTTTTATTATTTCATCATACTTATCCATTTCTCTCTGCCATAAATCTCTTTTATAATATCTACCATTACCATTTTTAACTTCAACAGTAGCCAAAATACCTTCTACTAAAGGATTACCACTTTCAGATTTTAAACCTTCAGATAATTTTACTTTTGGGGAAAAAGCAATAGTTTCAATAAGTATTTGTTTCATAACTTTAATTGTTTAATAAATCTTTATAGGAAATTATATCTTCTTTTACAGGTAAATAACCAGTACCTGGTTCACCCTTTTCTATTTTCTTTTTTGTAGAACCACCATAACCACTACCTTTCCATTCTCCTTTTATTTGTGTTGGTTTTAAACCTGGTCTGTCAGCTGCGTATCCTAATTTATCCATATCAAAAGCATAATTTTCTACATAATATAATGGATTTTTAGATAGATTTTTTTGTACAGTTACTTTAGCTTTTTTAAGTAATTCTCCTAAATTTTCATCTGTGATTGTATCTCTTACTTTTTCCATTTCACAAAAAATTCCTTTTTGAAATTCTTCACCATTAAGATTATCTATATTTTTTAAATCAGCATTATCATAACTATTTTTATTTAATTTATCCTCAAAAAGTTTATGCCAATCTGGTGTTGTGGTTTGTCCTACCATTCCTAATCCCACTACATTTTCATTAATAACACTTTTTTGTTTTAAAATAGTAGTAGCTTGATCAAAATTAGCAATGTTAGTAATAAATTGTGGGAAAAGACGTTTAGCATCATTTAAGAATACTCCTTTATGGCCTTTACCTTCTTTTATTTGGTTGTATTGTTCTTGTAATGTTTTCATTCTTCTCCTTTTAGTAAATTTTTAATGTCTTTTATGTAATCTAAAATTAAATCTGTAGGTTTTACTACTGAAAATGATTTTGGATTTTCTTTATAATATTCTATTGTTTCGTTTTTTGCATTAGATATCACCGTATAAATATCGTTAAGTTCTTTCTCAATTACACTAAAGGCATTAATTCTTTGATTTTGGAAATCACTTTCAAATAAATTTAATACCTCCAAATCAGATCCCTTTTGAACATAATTTCCATTTTTATCTTTAGGTACTAATTTGTACTTAAATTTTTTTACATAGTAATTATCTTCAACTCCTTCAGGACCTGCTTTAGGACCTGGACCTAATTTTTCTCCTGGATTTTTACTCATCATTTTGCAAGTTTATATCCTAGTTTTTTTAATGCTTTAGGTTCTTTAGCTTTTTTACCTCCTGTAAAAGCGTAGGGGGTAGCATATCCCATTCCTTCACCAGGTGAAAACCCAGATGATCCTGCTCCTCCCCCGGTTGTAGACATTTCACTTACATCTCTACCTGATGGCTGATTATCGTATTCATCCTGAACCCATTCTTGTTCATTTGGACCTAATTGATCATAATCCATACCAAATTCTGATTGTGCTATTTCATCATAAGCATCATATCCTTCATTTAAATCTTCTTTTAATGATTTATAATATTCAGGATAATTATTTCTAATATGGGTACGATAAGTATTAAATACATCCCTTATTTCTTGGAATATAACACTTAATTTTTTATCTTCTTGTATTTCTTCATTATCCTTTAACCATTCAAGTTGGTCATTAAGTTTTTCAAATTGTTTAAATACATTATTTATATTAGGTAATTTATATTGTTTTGATACTGATTTAGTTCCGCTATCTACTTCTCCCCCATAATCAGGTTTTAATTTTTCCCAATATGTTGAAAAGTTATTTGAAAAATAACTTCCTTTAGGGATAGGACCATAATTTTTTTCTATCTTTACTAATAATTCATTAGGAACTCTAGAATCCTCTACATAAACAATGCCTTCAGCCCAATCTTTTTCATCTCTTCCTTCTTTTTCAGGTTTGGGGTCTATAAATTCTACTTTTTTTTCTTGTAGAATTTTATTTATTCTAGAATTAATCCCCATTATTTTACTTGTTTTAATTCTTCTACTAAAGAATAATATTGTAATAAATCAACTAAATTATCACTATTTATACCTTTTCTTTTATCAATTTCTATTATAAACTTTTTTACTTCTTCTAATTTAATTTTAGTAGCTTTATCTTTTACATTTTTAATTTCAATAATTAATGATTTTTTAATTTCATCAATTTTATCATTATAAAATTCTTTTAATTTAGTAGTATTATCTACATTATTAATAAATTCTTTAAGTACTTGTTTTTGATCACTAGTTAAGGTATCATACTTATCATTAAATTTTTCTAATAAAATTCTATAAGTAAGAATTCTTAAATCTTTATCATATGATTTAAATTCTTCAATAATATCCTCTTTAACGTCATTTTTTATAAATTCTGATTTAGTTAAATGTTCTAATAATGTTATCTTATTATCTACAATTTGATCTGGGTTTGTTATTGTTGTTGAATTATATATTTCGAATAATGTATAGAGAGAAGCTTGGGCCTTATAGTTATTTATATTACTTTTAAATAAAGTTTCTATATTATAATTTTCTTTTAATTCTTTTATAATATTATATTTTTGTCTTTTTATTGAACCCCTATTTAATTTTCTTGAGGTTTCTAATACAGTACTAAGAATAGCATTAGCTTTACCTTCGGTTATTGATTTTTGCTTAAAAACCGTTTCATATAGTTTATATTCTTTTCCTAACTCTGTATTTACAAAATATTTTTTAAGGATTCCTACAGCGGGAGAATCATTACCTTCTAATGTATCTGCTGTTATTTTTCTAACTAGTAATTCAAATAAAATACCAGTATTTTTAAATTTAGAATGTTTTATATACATCAATGTTATATTTTTTTATAAATATATTAAGATTTTTGTTTATTTGCGTTTTCCTCCGAAAGAATTTCTTTTTTCGTTAAAGGAATATTTTTTAACATATTTTCATACTTAGCCCAAATCATGTTAGCACTTGTTTCATTTACACTTTTATCATCTTTCATCCTTTTAACACCTAATCTATCTTTACCAAAATTATCATCTTGAGTATTTCGCTTAGAAGGATTTTCAACTGGTCTACCTAATGGGGTTTTGTCAGTTGTATTTTTATCATATCCATCCGGAACATTAGATGGATCAGAAATCATTCTTCCCTTACCATATAATGAAGCTAAATCATGAGGAGTACCATAGGATCTACCAGTTTCTAGAGGATCGTTTCCTTCAGCTTCAATTTGAGCATTCCTAAATATTCGTTTTTGATCTTGTCTTACTAATTCTCTATACTCATCATATTCATCTTCACTAAAGTGGAAAATGTTTTCATAAATCCAATCAGTTGGGATAATTTTACTATCTAACATAGATTGAGCTAATCCCATCTTATCAGTCATTAAAGCTATTTTTTCTTGATCATATATAATAGATGGGGTCGTTAATGATAATTCAAAATTAGTTAAACTTTCATCTCTATAACCCTGGGTGTATAAGTGGATTAATGCTATTTTATATAGTTCAGACGTAAATATTCTTTGAATTCTTTCTATTGTTCTTGCAAATCTAATATCTTGAGCTGCTAATGTTGCTTTACCTTCTAAATTAGCATCATACCCCATAAAAGCTTTAGGTACTTTTAAAGCAGCAAATAGTTTTTCTCTTAAATACTCTACATCTTGAATACCATCAAAATTTAAACCTCCTATATTTTCTATTTTTGTAGTTGAATCATTTCCTCTAATTGGAATATAAAAATCTTCTAATAGATTTTGGAGATTATATTTCATATTATACTCACCTGTTTCTTCATCCATGTGAGGAGTACGTTTTAATTTTGAAATTGTTTTCTCCATAAAAGAATCAACTTCATTTGGGGGAATTGAACCCACATTCATATAAAATATTCTTTTTTCAGGAGCTCTAACAATTCTATGAATCATCATAGCATCTTCCATTAAAACATATTGTTTATATAATTTACGACCTGGTTCTATATACGAACGACCATAAGGAAGGAAATTCATATCTGTAAGTAATCTAAAGTGGGCCATTTCATAATTATCAAAATATATAGCATTAGCTGAATCCCCAGCATTAGGAACATTATAATATCCCGTTTCAGTTACACCATCTGGTGAATACTTATATCTTATATCCTGTGGTTTATCTTTATCATATCCCTCTTCTCTACTAATATGAAACGCTGTATAGGGGATTACGTTATAAACCCCAAATTTTTCCGCTATTTCTAATTTTAGGAAAAAATCACCATATTTACACATATTTCTAATCCAAGGCCATAAATTAAATTCTACATTTAAAACATCATAAAATAAATTATATAATATTTTTTGTATATTCTCATCTGAACTTCTGATTTGTAATACCTCTCCCATGTCATTTTTTAAGGTAGCTTCATCAGCTACAATATCTAAAGCTGAAGCAACAATAGCATCCTGGTCCATTGCATCATACTCCGAATAAAGAAAGGGTCTCATTGTCTGATAGTTGAAATTAGACTGTCGACCATATAATGAGGAAGGAGAATTAGTATAAACCCTATTAAATCTATCTATTAATGAGTTAGTTTCAAGTTCACCAGACATTTGAATCTGATTAACATCCATAACTTTTAGTTGATCTCCCCCTACATTACGAATTAATACGTCTGTTGAGAATAATCTTTGTAATCTTGAAAATAAACCTGTATCTGCCATATTTAGTTATATTTTATACAT